CCGAATTCTGCGGCTGGTTGCTCTACCCCACCGGCATCGTTCGAGACCCGCTTCCCTTGGCCCTCAAGACTCTGCACGCTCAAGACCGAGGCCGACTCCACGAAGTCCTCGACAACTACTTCCTGGAAGCCCTGTACGCCTACCGACAGGGAGACGAGCTGGCCGACCTCCTCCCCGAGAACCTGCTGGAACTTCAGAGCTGGTTCATGTCCTTCTGCTTCAGAAAATCAGCCCTCGTCAACCATCTCTCCAGGACCAGCGTCCGGGACCTGTACATCCGCGTCGACGAGGCCCTGCTGGAGGTTGAGCGTCGTGCCCCCCGAAGAGGGCCAGTGAGAAGCCTATTAGTTTCTCTTGTGGATTACGTTTTCTCCTTTAATTCCAACGCAGCTCAACCCACTCGCAACCATGACTCTCACCGGCTTCACAACCCCGGAGGAAGCGGTGTTCAGCGTCTCGCTGGACATCGCTGATGGCAAAGACTTCGCGGCCGGTGTCCTCAAGCTGAGGGACAACAAGGCCATTCTCAAATCCGTGGTCGGCCACGCAGCGGCCTGGATGACTTCACTATCGGCCGACATCATTGACGTTTCCAAGCGAAACGCCGTTTTCTTCATGTGCGTGGTGCCGGCCGGACTGCCAGCCCCCACGTCCCACGACAAGTTCCTTGCTCTGCCGGGCAGAGCCATCACTTCTACTTCCGAGACTGTGTCTCACGCCCAACTCCACCCATCCCTCCCAAAAGTCCTGTCTTACAAGGTCGCCGGGTGCTCGGTCGAAGAGGCTCCTCAGGCCGTCCTCGTCATCGGGCTGCTCCTCAGCGAGAAGGTCGCCAAGGGCGGCTCCGAGAAAAAGGAGACCTGGCACTTCGGAGTCAGATGCCGTCTCCGCGTCGGCCAGAAGGGTTTTGTGGAGGGGGAGGATCAGACTCTCAGCTCCTCGTAGACGAGGACTGGGAGGAGGGAGACGCATTCCGAGCCGACACCTCCGAGGCGGAGACTGACTCCGAGATTGAGGACCCCGACGCCACCGTAGCGGACCCCTCGGTGACCGTTCAACTTGACGAGCTCGTGAATCACTTCACAGAGTCACTCAAGAAGAACGACACCTGGTCCGACTTCCCCCTGCAGACCCCACACTGGATTGTGAAGGTCTCCAAGTTCGGCAACCTCTCCTACCGCAAGTCGGATTGGCCTCTCGACACACCTGCTCAGGAGCAGAAATACTCCGCCCAGCGAGCCTGGAAGCCCCTCGGCGACGCCGGCATCTCGAACCGGGAGAACTTCACCGCTCTCCTCAACGACGACTCCGCGGCCGCCTTCACGCGCCCCCACATCTGGTCCTAAGGACCCCCGAGTTTTTTTTTCCAATTTTTCCTGCAATGTAACTTCAGACCTCTCGGCC